GACTGTCACAGTCGAAGAGGGCCGGATCTGGCAGGAATGGAGTCAGGGGACTGCTGGCGAAGTCGTGTTCCAGTGCGATTCTTGCCGTGAGTTTGTTTGCCCTGGCCGTGAGCACTTGCACGGCTGGCAGGATGCACAATCAGAGGCAGAAGCTGAGGCGTTGGCACGCTGGGCCTGCCCGTCATGCGGCTGGCTGTTCGACGACACGCAACGGCGGAAGATGCTGCAAACGGCGAAACTGAAACACCGCGGGCAATTCATCGACCAGAGCGGGAAAATCACTGGCGATATTCCGCAGACGAAGACCATGGGATTCAGGTATTCTGCGGCAACGAATACCTTCGTCACGTCCGCAATCGTTGCGGCGGATGAGTGGCGAGGACGACGGGAGATTGACACGGACAACAGCGAAAGGGAGTTGCTGCAATGGACGTGGGCACTACCTGCGAAGCCGAAAGAACAGGCCGTGGAAACATTGGATTTCCGATCAATCATGCACAGGCAGAGCCAGTGGCGACGTGGCAAGGTTCCAGCGGAAACAATCCGGATTGCAGCAGGTGTTGACGTTCGGGCGGCTCAGCTGGATTGGTTCGTGACAGCGGAGCAGCGGAACGGGCAACCGATCTGCATTGACTACGGATTTGAGCCGGTGCAGCGAGATCTGGCGGATTTGAAAACGGCACTTCGTCAGGCAATCAGATTGTTGCAAGAGAAATTTGATACAGGCTGGGAAGGCGACTCGGGCAACAGATCGGCAGATATCGTACTGATTGATGCAGGCTGGGAAACAGATTTGATTCGCGAGGAAGCCGCGAAGCATTCGCTGTGGAATACCAGCAAGGGGTTCGGATTTAAGCAGCATCTCGGGCAGGTTTACAATCCACCGCGGGACAGATCGAAAGTGACGATCAAACTGGGCGAGGGCTGGCATGATGTTCTTTTTGCCGGATCTGCTGGCAGGTTCCGCGAATACCAGAACAATGCAGACTTGTGGAAGCGGCGGGTGCATCAGGCATTGAGCGTTCCGGCAGAATCTCCGCAGGCGTTGCTGTTACCTGCAACCGATCAGCCGGAGCATCGGATCGAAGTGGCGAAGCAATTGACCGCAGAGCGTGAGGTGACAGCGTTCGAGGTGGGAAAAGGCACGATCACGAAGTGGCAGCAGACTTTCACGCGGAACCACCTGCTGGACGCAGCCTATTTGTCATTCGTCGGGCTTTCGATTTTGCGTTATGATGCCGACTCGGTAGAATCTCAGAGGCAACGACAGGCGGAAATTCAGGCGGCAAAAGGTGTGATTTCAGGCAAGAAACCAGAGAAATTCGTGAGGAATCTGCGATGAGACCGCCGAAAAGCCCGAACTATACACAGCGATGCGAATACACGCCGAGTCACGCGGTTCCAGGGGGTGGCCGTTGTCCTGCCTGTGGTCAATTTGCAGCAACGTACAGCAGCCAGCCAGCCGGGGATCTGAGAATCCAGTATCGGGCGTGCCAGTGCGGCAATCGGTTTCAGTCCATTGTGCGGAGACCAGAGCAGTGCCGCTGAAGAATGGCCGATCGAAACAAACGATTGCGGAAAACATCCGGACGCTGATCCGCGAGGGCTATTCACCAAAGCAGGCCGCAGCGATTGCCTACGACCACGCAAGGAAAAGCCGGTAGGAGCCTGTTTGCTAATTGAATAGCAACAGCCGGTTGCCATTGTGACTGAAGCCGGTGACTATTTGCGTCATGGCACGATCATCTTCAGAACGTCTGGCGTTGTACGAGAGCATCCGAGACAGAGTCGAATCGGCTTTGATGGGCGGAGCCCCTGTGGTTGCGTATACGCTCGATGGTCAGATGGTGCAAAAAGAGCCTACCAGCGAATGGCTGGCGGAACTTGACGCGCGGATTGCAGATCTGCGACGACAGGCATCAGGCGGATTGCAGGGAGCCCGCAACCTGGTGAGGTTCAGCCAATGAGCGACTCACCGAACTACGCTTTGAGAGTCACCGACGCAGCCAGGTTTACCCGGCTGGATTCGGTCATTCAGCGAGTATCCCCACGCTGGGCGGCTGGGCGAGTGAAAGCCCGCGTTGATCACGAGTTGCGAATGATGATGGCCGCACGAGCGGCTGAGAATTTCGCAGCATACGAAGCCGCTGGCAATGATCGACTCCGCGGGGAAAACTGGATTGTCCCGAAGACTACCAGCAATGACCAGTTGCAGGACGAGTTAGAAAAGCTGGTCGATCGTGCAAACGACCTGTACCGAAACGACGTTTTCGCGGCGTCTGCGATCAATGGCCGCGTTGATAACGTCATTGGAACTGGTATCCGTCCACAGTGCAGGGTGCAGGCCGAGCGAGGCTTGTTGACACCAGCACAGGCTGAACAGTTTCGGGTAATGTCCGAGTGGTACTTTGCGAAGTGGGCAGAGGCTGAACAGTTCTTCGCGAAGCAGCGAATGCTGGAGCGATGCAATGCAATCTACGGCGAGTCATGGTTGCACATGGCCGACGATGCGAATCCGGAAAAGCCAGTCACGCTGACCGTGCAGGTCATAAGCCCGTCACGTATTCCGATCATCACCTACAGCAAGATGCAGGCAAACGAGCGGCGACGACTCGGGCTGAGGCTGGACGGAAACAACAAGCCGATTGCGGCATTCGTTCGTCGAAGTCTGCCGTATGATTCATGGCAGGTTGATGTTCAGGAAGACGAAGTCAGTTTGGTGGATCTGCTGCACTGCTACGAAGAACTGACACCTGGACAACTCAGGGGTGTTCCGTGGCTGTCGCCAGCAATGGGCAAGTTGAAAGATTTGAAGGACTTCGTTCATGCTCACCTTGTGGCTGAACAGGTGGCCGCATGCTACGGGGCATTCATCACAGGCGTTACAGATCCGACCGCAATGGCACAATCCGGGCGGCTGGCTGGACGCAGCAACCTTGAGGACTTGGCACCGGGAACGGTTCAGTATCTGGCGGATGGCGAGGGCGTCACGTTCAGCGATCCCGCACGGCCAGGCACCACGCTGGCACCGTATGTTGAATGGGCCTTGCATGGCGTGGCAGCAGCGCTGCGATATCCGTATGAGTTGCTGGCGAAGCAGTTCACCAACAATTTCAGCGGCGGGCGTCTGGCGTTGATCGATGGCCGGATTACGTTCAAGAATTGGCAGTATTGCCTGATCGAACAGGTTCTTCGCAAGGTCTGGGGCCGATTTATCGACCGTTGCGTTATCAGCGGACTGCTGCCGGTCGACCCGGTGAAGTATGAAGAAAACAGAGATCATTTCCTGCAACATCAGTGGATTCCGCCAGGGTGGCCGTGGGTTGATCCTGAAAAGGAAGTGAAGGCAGACGTTGCGGCAATCTCAGCTGGGTTGACGACTCAGACCGAATCACTGGCAGCACGGGGCCGAGACTTCGACGAGACGTTGCAGCAGATCGAACGTGAACAGATGGTCAAGGCGGACATGGAAGCCCGCATTGCAGCCTACCGAGCATCGTTGGGGCTGGACCAGGAACCAGATTCAACCGACAGCGAAGACACACCAGACCAGCCGTCAAGCGGAATGAGTCACGACGCTGCCGGAGTGGCGTTGCTGGCGGCACCGAAGAAGTATGCTGGCATTGATTTCAGGCCGCCTGAAGCAGTCCGCGAAGAGGCACGGCGAGGGCTGGCATGGCGACGCGAGCACAAACGCGGCGGAACTGCTGTCGGTATCGCACGGGCACGGGATTTGAGCAATGGCAAGGCCGTCAGTCCGAGCACGATCAATCGAATGGTGAGTTACTTTGCGAGGCACACAGTCGATAAACAGGGCGAGGGCTGGTCACCAGGTGAAAGCGGTTATCCGAGCAATGGTCGGATTGCCTGGGCATTGTGGGGCGGCGATCCGGGAGAAGCCTGGGCAGGCAAAGTACAGAAGCAGATGAAAGCGAGGGATGAAGAATGAAGACAATCGACACCGCACCTTCGTCTGACATGTTCCGCACTGATGCAAATCGGACACCTCCGCAGCGAGTCGATCGTCAGGGTAACGTCATTTACGGCGCGTCCGTCATGCAGGCGGGAAACCTGAATGAAGGCGACGCGAGGCCGTGGACCGCTGACAGCGAGACACTGAGTCAGATCATGAAGTTTGGCCAGATGCCGCGGAACGGAATCAAAGCCCGATTCACGCATCCGAATATGTCCAATGACGGCATGGGCAGTTATCTCGGGCGTTGGACTAATTGGCGAATCGACGGCGACACGGTCAGAGCGGATCTGCACATTGCAGACACTGCTTTCACGAGTCCACAGGGCGATCTGGGAAACTATATTCTGGACATGGCCGAACAAGATCCGGAAGCGTTCGGGGTTTCGATTGCCGGAAAACTGGACGATGCAAATTTGAAGCAGTGGGAGTCTTCGCTGTCTTCGTTGTCTGCTGAAGATCGGCAGGCCGCGAAGTGGCCGATGCGATTCACTGGACTGCGAGCGGCTGACGTTGTCGATACTCCAGCGGCAACCAGAACTGGGTTGTTCGGACTGTCTGAAGCGGATCTGAGAAACCTGCCATTGCAGGCGGCGACGTTGCTCGATACTTATTTCACCGATGCGACGCCTGACGTGGTCCGGGCACGCATTGACGGGTTTTTGGACCGCTATTTTTCGTCAAAGGAAAAACCAATGGCAGATCAGACGCCAGCGGAAATTGTGACCAGCGAAACGCCAGCGGCTGAGCAGACGCCACAGGTTTTCGCAACGGCAGAAACGCCGGAGATTTCAGCGGTAAGCGTTACCGCCGATCTGGCCGCAGA